TACTGGTTAACTAATAAGTGGGGTGATAATCCTTGTTTGGTATGTCTTTACACTCCAAGGGATCCTAGACTTAGGGGAATAGGTTATGGAGCTTGGGATGGTGGTGGATTTGTCCCAATTGGGGAGATTGAGGAAGATAGTAGGCTGATTCCTTTGGTGGATGCTACGGTGTGGCCTAAAGTAATATTTAATAGGGGTAATAATGAATAGTATTACAAACGCAATGACTGTCTCAGCAGTAATACCTGGGTTTACTGGATTAACTGTGGAGCAATTTAGATTGGCTCTTCCAGAGAAAGTAAGAAAGACTGTAAACCAAGAGCTAATTGATCAGGTTAATGGAACACTTATTGAACCAGAGTTATTTGAGGAGTATAGAAATAATCTGGTTAGTTATACTAGTGTTATGCAGGATGGTAGGTTTAAGGTTAAGGAATATATTAATGCTGTAAGGTATGTAAGCCATAAGTTGATGGGTTGCACTCATATAGAGGCTTATAGCAAGACCTTCCCAGAGAAAATTATTAGGTTTGCTCAACAACAGGTAGAAAGTAAGGATGTGGCTAGTTATGTCACTGCCTACAATAAGAGCAAACTGGTTAATCTTATTTATGCACAGACATTGATTCCTAGTTATGTGTTGAATCAAGATCTATATCAGAAGGCTCTGAATGTGCAGGCTGAGTTGATGACTAGTGCTAATAGTGAAAAGGTTAGAACAGATGCTGCTAATAGTTTGTTAACGCATTTGAGGATGCCAGAAACACAGAAGTTAGAGTTGGATATCACTCTTAAGGAAGATAGTAGTATTAATGCGTTGAGACAAGCTACCTTGGAGTTAGTGGCGCAACAAAGATTAAGTTTACAAGCTGGACAGAGTACTGCAGGGGAAGTTGCTAGGAGTGCTTTGGTTTTAATAGATAAATCTGATATCATAGACGTAGAAGAAATAAAGGAGGAAAAATAATATGAAAAAAGATGCAGTAATGTTACTCAAAAAAGCTATTGCGCTCCATGAGAAACATATGAATGGCACAGCCCCTACTAGTGATAAGTCACAGATGGAAATGATGATGATGATGAAAGAATCATTAGTTATTATGCAGGGAGGCAAGAATATGCTTGCTGTGTCTGATAAAGATATGAAAAATATGTAATTAACTTAGGAGAAATATTATGCCTGTTCATGAAAAAATAGTTATGAAAGTGAAAGAACATACCACTATGGCAAAGAATGAATTAGCTATAGGTAAAGCTAAATCAGATGCAGCTAAGGAAAGCCATGCTGATAAATTAATGACGGATACTGCATATCAGAAGGCTTTGCTTCAGCAAGAGAGAGAAAGAGCGCGTTAAGAGATGATTGATCCAGTAGCTGAAGCATTGCCACTAAAGGTTGAGGACTACCTCAATAATACGAGTTATGTGGATGACCCTAATTATGTTCCTAGTGATTTTGCTCTTGGCTTCGTTAACTTTATTAAGTTAGTGAATGGTGTTCAAGGAGAAGAGCATAAAACACCAGTAGTACATTATAGGATGTTGGATACGCTTACATCTGGTGGCAAGAGAATAGTTAACCTCTGTTTTAGGGGAGCAGCTAAAACTACACTGATGGGGGAGTATTTATTTTTATATATTGCTACTTATGGGGATATACCTGGTTTTGGTAAAATAAGTTTAGCAATGTATGTCTCTGATTCCATTGAGAATGGTGTTAAGAACATGCGAAAGAACTTAGAATTCAGATGGGAGAATTCTGATTTCTTAAAACAATATATACCTGAAACAAGATTTACAGATATTAGGTGGGAATTCAAGAATGCAGACGGTAATATGTTTATTGTAAAAGGGTACGGAGCTAGTACGGGTGTGAGGGGTGCTAAAGAGATGGGAATTAGACCGCAAATTGCGGTACTGGATGATTTGATTAGTGATGATGACGCAAGATCACCAACGGTGATCGCAGCGGTAGAGGATACAGTGTACAAAGCTGTAAACTACGCCTTACATCCGACTAAGAATATGATTATCTGGAGCGGTACACCATTTAATTCTAAAGACCCACTATATAAAGCAGTTGAATCAGGTGCTTGGAAGGTTAATGTGTTCCCTGTATGTGAACAATACCCATGTACACGAGAAGAATTCCGTGGAAGCTGGGATGATCGCTTTACATTTGATTATGTAAAGGGTCAGTATGATAGTGCTATGAAGTCTGGTAAGATTAGTATGTTTAATCAAGAACTTATGCTTAGGATTATGTCTGAAGAAGACAGGATGATCCAAGATGGGGATATTGGTTGGTATAAATTGGATGCTGTGTTGCGTAATAAGGGTAGATTTAACTTTTATATTACAACTGACTTTGCTACTAGTGAAAAACAGAAGGCAGATTTCTCAGTAATCAGTGTTTGGGCTTATAACAATGTAGGTGATTGGCTTTGGTGTGATGGAATATGTAAACGTCAGCTGATGGATAAGAATATTGATGATTTATTTAGGTTGGCTCAGATGTATAAGCCACAATCTGTAGGTATTGAGGTTAGTGGACAGCAAGGTGGGTTTATTGGGATATTGATGTAGAAACTCCTACTATGGATCGCTTAGCTTCTTATATTGTTTAAGGAAAGACTATGAATTTACAAGAGATATTTGACCAACTTACTTATGGTGAGCTATCCCAATTAAGTATTGGTGGTGGTGAAGCTGGGGTAATTAATAAAAATAATTATAAACGAATAATCCCACATATTAATTTAGCGTTGACTGCTTTATACAAACGATTCTCATTGAAAGAAAATCGTATCAGTTTCCCATTACAATATGGTGGATATGGGTATAATTTAGATGTAGATGATATTCTGAAGATAGAGCGTGTTCTTACTGATTTAGATGAAGAATTAAGTCTTAATGATGAATCAGATAAATATAGTTGTTTTACTACAAGCTTAACAACACTTATCGTAGCTAAAGATATTGTGGATAAGGCTATTGATTTGCCTGATTATCTTAAAACAACATCATTAACAGTAGTATATAGGGCTAATCACCCTAAATTATCTTATAATGGTAGGGATTTACAGCTAGGTGATGTAGAAGATCTACTGTTTGATGAGGTAATATTTGAATTACCCGATAGCCATTTAGAACCATTATTGTTATTTATAGCTGCTAGAATGATGACACCATTAGGAGTAGGACAGTTTGAAGGACAAGCTGGTAATAATTACATGAAGAAATATGAATTAGCTTGTGAACAGTTAGTTGGTATAAATATTCAAATTGGTACACATCAAAATCAAAATAATCGGTTAACACAAAAAGGCTGGGTCTAATATGCCTGGAATAATTACAGTAGTTCCTACTACAACAATAATACCCGCTATTATAGTAACAAGTAATATTGCTATTCCTGCTACTATAATTGACCCTAGTGGGGCCGATGCTTATCAGGTAGCTATTAAGGCAGGATTTATTGGTACTAGGGAAGCTTGGCTTATTTCTCTTAAAGGAACTGACGGAACTGATGGAGCTAAAGGGGATACTGGTGCAGATAGTACTGTTATTGGTCCTATTGGACTTACTGGTAGTATTGGATTAACTGGTATTACTGGAGCAACAGGTGCTGATTCAACTGTTGCCGGTCCTCAAGGTATTCAAGGCATAATAGGTATTACAGGTAATATTGGTGCTAAGGGTGATAAAGGTGACAAAGGTAATACTGGTAATACTGGCTCTACAGGTATAACTGGCTCACAAGGTATTCAAGGTGTAATTGGTTTAACTGGTTTAACTGGTGCGAAGGGTAATACCGGATTCACCGGCTCTCAGGGAATTCAAGGCGTAAAAGGCAATAGTGGATTAACGGGTAACACAGGTTCACAAGGTATTCAAGGATTAATTGGTAATACTGGTAGTACAGGTCTGACTGGTTCACAAGGTATCAAAGGTAATACTGGTAATACTGGATTAACGGGCGCAACAGGTGTAAACACAGCCACAGCCCCTATCGTCTTGACTGGCGCTGACCTATCAATTACCGCTGCAACTATCAGTGCTGCTGGTTCAATGTCTGGTAGTGATAAGACAAAGTTGAATGCTATTACTGGTAACAACACTGGTGACAACGCAGGAGTGACTTCGGTTACTGGTACAGCACCTATTGCATCTTCTGGTGGCACAACTCCTGCTATATCAATCCCTGCTGCTACAGCTTCTGTGAATGGATATGCGACCTCGGTTCAGATTACCAAGTTGAATGGGATTGCTGCTGGTGCTCAAGTTAATACAGGCACTAATAGTGGGACAAATACAGGTGATAACGCCACTAACTCTCAATATTCTGCTCTCGTAACTAATGCTACCCACTCAGGCGATGTAACAGGCTCAGGTGCTCTTACTATCGCTAACGATGCAGTCACTTATGCCAAAATGCAGAATATCGCAGCTTCAAGACTTCTGGGTAGAGCTACTGCGACTATAGGGAATACTGAGGAGATAACTCTTGGTACTAACCTGAGCTTCACTGGCACTACGCTAAATGCGGTAGGCGGTGAAACAGTATCCACAGCCGCTATTTGGAACACAGCCGGGGACTTGGCAGTAGGCACAGGTGCTGATACCGCTGCAAGACTTGCTATTGGTACTGCTGGGCAGGTACTTACTGTTGCAGGAGGTACTGCGACTTGGGCTGCTGTTGCAAGTGGTTCTGGTGATGTAGTAGGCCCAGCATCATCTGTAAACAACCAAGTTGCCATATTCAATGGTACAACAGGTAAGATTATCAAGGACTCAGGACTGCTACTTTCCGGTTCCAATACTGGTGACCAGACTTTAAGTTCCCTGGGGGCAGCTCCAGCACTTGGTCTAGATGATAATTATGTCACCGATGCAGAGAAAATTGTTATTCAGAATACTTCCGGTGACAACTCCGGTGATAATGCTACTAACTCTCAGTATTCGGGATTAGAAGCATCAAAAGAAGATACTGGTGTAGCTGCCTCACTAGATGCAGATCACGTATTGGACTTCGCTCACGCTGATATTGCCCACACAAATCGGGCAGACCTCAACCTAGTGTCTGGAGAAAATACTGGTGATCAAACTCTTGCATCACTAGGTGCAGCCTCTGCATCTTCTCCT